CATTGCAGTTGTGGAACGAGGTTCCGCTAAGGATATTCGGTCAGAAACACCCAGGCCCCGCCAGCGGAAAACTAACGGGGCCTTTTACTCAGGTGCTAGCAGTAAAGCATGAGAATCAAAGCGACCACCAACTTAATGAGAAATCGCAAGATTTGCTTTATACTAACGTTTAAGGTTTTTGAGTGCATAATAAACCTTCAACTTAGAGCGGCTCTCGGACGGCGAATCCTTGAGCCGTTTTGCTTTGGTTTTTGCTTCAATGATTGAGCGGGTAACCAGAGCGAAACCGTTCAATTCCTCGTTCAGTCATGCACACCTGAACAGGATTCTCAGATTGTAGCAAACTCTCAGAAACTGCTTTCCGAATATCTTAGGTACATTCCGTTTGCGTACAGCGACACTAGGGGACGGATCGATTTCAAAAATCGGATGGGCCAGCGGAGCGATCACTGACAACGATGCTGAAACTGGCACCTCGAGCGCAATCTCAACAGACCCAGTTACAGCCACTCAGTTGTTCAATTTCTCCGCGAATAGATCAAATCAAGTTTTTGGTGCCTCAGGTACTGTTCAACCGTCTGCCATGCGAGCCCTGGTTTTGATTAGGGCATTTTAAAATGCGCGTATGAGGGACAATGCCCGCATAGAACTCGGTTGAACCGTGTTGGAGCCACCATAGACACTGCTCGCATTTCTGGCATTGAAGAAAATGTCTGCCAAGCTATGCCCTTCCGTATTTATAGCCGCATACACATTGGTCCCCTGCGTCGTAAAAACGCCAGAAATTTTCAGAAATGCGAGAAAGGCCCCTTCGATATTCGGTAACCCCTCAGCGATGTACTTTCCAATCTCCGAAAGCACCGTAGTGCCTTCAAGGAATCGGTGATGCGTATCGGGAATGTTGAAATGTGCTGTATCGGCCGCGCCGCACTTCGTGCCAAGCACTGCGAACAGCTCAGGATATTCTGTTCTACTGAGACTGGCGCCGTTACATAAAAGGTACCCTTCGGGTATTGTGTCGCCCATATAATGCACAACAACGCCGATTGGCACCGTTTTTTTGCTAAATACTTTGAGAGCCTTGAGCAGCTGATCAGTATCAGCAGGATCAATCGTCAACCCTGCGGCGTTAATCACCGAGGCAAATAATTGGGAAACTCGATGAAACCATCCTGCACCCGGCAAAGTTGGAGGAATCCCTCTAGCCGGGTCTCCGTTAGTCGGATACCCCTTGCTGGATAACTGACTCAAATCCGGCGGTGTCTGAATAGAATTAGCGGTCCAATAATCCTGAATATTACTCATATGGTTTCTCCTTTATATTCAAAAATTGCAGTTACGTGAGCCGGAACAAGTTCACGCATAAGACATTCAAAAAGCCGATCGCCCCATACAGCAAGAGGCTGATCTACGGTCCAAGTCGTATTAAATAAGCGCTGTTCAGAAGAAGCTCGAACCGTGATCCCCATTGCGTAGGCGGTATTCCATTCGGTACCAAAGAGGGACTTATCCGCCGTATCTTTTACGGTGAACGCGGAATATGTGACGATGTCCGCCTCGTATCCCAGTGTTTCAGCTACATCCCTAAAAAAACTAGCCGTTAAAGAACGGCTCGATGTGATTTTTGTGATCAGCTCCCTGCGCTTTCCCTCCAGTGTCGGATCAGCGAGCGCCGCCAGACACGCTGATGGTATCCCCCAATCCGTGAACCACTGCTGGAGCAGGTCAAACGACGTGCGAGGGTCGGCTTCCTCCAGGACCCTATCGGCCTGAGCGTCTACTCGGGCTAATTCCCGAGCAATGGCGTGCAAGATGCTGTCAAGAACACTGCCGGGCGTTCGCCTCCAGATAGGTCCTCTCGGCAGTAGCCTATCGAGCGCTTTGTCATAATCATCAGCAGAAAACATTTCCGGCCTCACTCATATGAAATCGTCCCCGGCACTAAAATTTCTCCCGTGGCTGCCTTCACGTCATCAGTAGGAGAAAGAATTCGGAACGAAGTAACCTCTTCAACGCTTGCGACTGCTCGATTAAGAGATGTCAAAAGCACTTCTGTAGCCGGTTCTGCTTCAATTTGAATAATCTGACGCACCGCGCTGGCAATTTTTGTCCGGATTTCCGGATTGTCAGGCAGGATATCCAGAGTCATATCCAACGGAGTTGCTACCGGAGCGACTACTGTCAGGATCGTTGTTACGGGCATAAGAGTTTCAATGTGTTCCCGCACACGCTCAACCATCACCTCCGACGGAATTCCGTCATCCGTTGCGCCGTCCGTCATGAATCTGACAGTGACATGGCCGGGTCCAAGCTCCAACGGATAGCACCACGCACGGGTGACCCCTGAAACCTCCTGAGCCCATGCGACATAGTCTGTTTTAGTGCCGGCCTTCGGAGGATTACGCATTCGATATAGCAGCCTAGATCTCAGACTTTCGTCATCCTCAATATCTGAACCGCCGGAAACAGCTTCAGAAACCGCCTCGTTCTCAATCCCTACAACAGGAGATGCTAGGGACAGGATAGTTCCTGCAGGGATATTGCCGGAAGCACCTGCCTCGATTGCCTGAATGCTAGCCGCTCCGCTGGCGTCGTTGACGGATGTAGTTTCATACTGGATATCGTCAGCTGTTTGTAGGACCGTGCCGATCGGTATAGTGCCTGTACCGTTAAATGTCACCATTCCTTCTGCGATTGTCGCCTTCCTTCGATAGATACCGTATTCGGATGCGCGGCGCTCCAAATACGCTCCTTCTGCGCTGACCGCAAAAATCTGACGCGAAACGAATTCAATGTATCCATACAGGCTATGCACAGCTCCGGCACAGACCAGAGAAAAAACGTTAATCAAGGATCGGCGCGGGACCCTCTGCCCGTATCGGCTCTCTGCATCAGAACGGATGCGATCCACAATTTGCGTTAGTGTTGGTCTTTGAAAGGGCATCATTGCTCCCATAAGTTTTGAAAACGGGCCTGGATACTCTGAGCGTCTCCGGGCCTCACAATCTCAACAGACATATTTAGGCGATTGTTTTCTCGATCGGTTGATACGTTGATCGCCGATGCCAGGGCGTCATCGATCATCCACTGCAGAGACTCCTCCGCATACTCTCTTGCTCTGGCGACAACGTCATCGGTGAGTTTTTCCCTCCGCAGCAGCCAAAGACGGGAGCCGATTCGATCATTCGTCTCAGATGCAAATGTATCTCCCCACCATCCCTGACGATTAGGAATGTCTACCCCGTCATCGTCGTTAGATTTGCGCCATGAAAAAAGGCTGATAAGCGTTGCCTGAACTAACTCATCAGCCTGATACTCGGTTATATCTGCCGTTTTGCCATTGATAAGGCACTCCATAAATCAATCCTCCTAATCCGGCTGAGCGCCTCCGTTATGCGTGTGATGATCGAGAGAAACGCCAGCCGCAACCACGTCTCCGGTAGTGGTCAGTGATCCGTTTACAGCTGCACCGGAACCGCCCGATATTGTCAAGCCGCCTTTGCCGGTGATCAGTCCGTCAACGGTCAACGGGCCGTGAATATTTGTTTGAGGAGCTGTAATGTCTACAGGTCCGGCACTGGTCAACGTCGTCTTACCGCCAACGGAAGCCACTAAATCCTTCGGCGTTTCAATGAATATCTGATCTCGCTGAAAGTAAACCTTCTGGCCTTGATCGTCATAGATTGCTACCTCTCCCGGCTTCATGTTCGCCAGTCGATACCTGCGATCTGCGACGCAGAAAACAATACCGTTTGAGCGATTGCCGTCAAAAAACATCGCAAACGCCTCAGGACGGCCATCATTGAGCGGCTCGGACGTAAAGCCGTACGGTTCAACATGCTCAAGTTCGCTGCGCACCTCACCGGCCAGAAGCTCTATCTGAAGCTCGCGCATCTTGCGGGCTCCGTTAGCGAGCGTCACGAAGCCTCGAGCGATCATGTCTTGAATTTGCTTTGCTAAGTCCATATATGAAAAAAGCCCGCATTAAGCGAGCTCCCTATGAGGATATTGGATTTAATACTTCGGCTTATAGCCTCTCTCCGGATGGAACGGATCGGAGATAAAAACCTTTTCTGAACCATCTCCGAACTTGAAAATAATATCGTTGCCTCTTGACTCAATCGATTTAATTTTTTCTGATTCTGCCGGCTCTGGCGCAGGGAAAGCATACTCAGAAACTTTACCTGTGAGCCCCATACACTCATTTGTCCGCACTATCTCTCCTGTAGCCGGATCTCTGCATTGCTCATCAAAAGCTTTCGCGAAACATCCTGAAGAAACGACCAATACCGAAATCGCCAAAGTTAATGATTTCCACACAAAACTACTTGACATCTTTCCACGAATCCTTTGATGAATCTTTTTTATCATTCTTCGCCGTTGTATTGCTATACCCCTTCCTACTGTAACCGTCTTTCGGCAGACTTTCAATATCAGTAAATGATCCTGAACCATCCAAACTGTAAGTAACTTT